CTGTACTACGCTATGGATAGACACAAAATCCTCTACAGCACAACCTAAAGCCTCTTCAATTGAGGCTGCATTAGGGTCAATAAGGAAGTTCCTTGGATTGACAGGGCGTAATTCTACAGCAATCCTCTCTTTTTCAGTGACTCCAATAGCAGATAAACCCATTTCAGGCATTGGCTGCGTAGTCGGAACCATCTCTGTCTTGGTGGTGAGGACAATCTCACCAATACCAGTACCATACACAGCACCTAAGAGGACAATATCAGAGACAGACTTACGTATTTTGTCCTTTTTAAAGTCCCTAGTAAGTAGTTTCTTCATTATTTCTACGTCTTGTGGAGTGTCATCATCATCCACAATGTCAAAGAACTTCTCACCACGACCAAATATGGCTTCATCTATTTCAGCAGAAAAGGTTTCAATAGCCTGCTGAAGCATTGGGGTGACAATCCTAGCCCTTTCAGAGTCCCTGGTGCGGTCTTCACTAGCCCAGATACCCCGCCATAGACGCTCATAGCGATCCCACTCTTCCATGTAGTTAGTCTCTTTATGTGAGCGCCACTGTTCACAGCGTGCTGTCACCCATTCCACTAACTGATTGTTGGTTTCACTCATGCTCTTTCCTTATAAAATTAATAAGCACTTTCAATATCTAAAGGATTCCAGTCTTCTTCTTCGTAATCATCAACTGATATTGTGTTGGCAATCTGAGACACATAAGACAACGCATCGATAAGGTCATCATGCACTTGTGTAGAAGGAAACATCAGGTACTGGTCTTTAAAGTCAGCCCACTTATGTTCTTTGTTAAGAATAATCCTACCATGCTCAAAGTTACCTTGAAGACTCCACATAATCCTGTCAGTCTTTCTTTGGTTACCATGTGTTAATTCCATTACATTAAAGTAAGTATTGTATTGACGCATTAACTTCTCTAATGGCCCTAACACAGCCTGCCTTGCCATTCCCTTCTCCAGCCCAACAGCAACAGGACTGTACTCCGTCACATTCTTAATAATACGCATGGCAGTCTCATCAATACCCCATCTGCCATACTCAATCTTCTCTACAAACCATATTCCATCATCAGTGGCCTTTACTACAACAATAGCAGACTGGTCTAACCTCTTATCCGCTGCTGTGGTAGCATTACTAACCTCCTTAAACCCTGCCAAGTCTATAGCGATATACCATGATCCTTCTGATGGCTCATCACCATACTTTAACCATTCTTCCTTAAACAAACCAGAACCAGAGTTAGTAAACGATGCCAAAAACTCTTGGTTAAAATGGAATGTACTTAGTGACTGTTTAGCAGACTCAATCTCTTCTGGGTCAATGGTGGGATTGTCTTTGGTGGTTAGATGCCAACTCTTCCAATCTTTAAACTTATCACTCTCACCAGTCTTATACGCATCATAGAACCAATTCCTGCCGTCAGGTGTTGATATAAGAACAGCCTCGCCTTTTAAGTCTGCTAACGCAGGTCTTATAATCTTTGTAAACAAGTCTTCTTTTATAAATGCTGCCTCATCAATAACAGCAAAAAACAACTTTAATCCTCGTAGCGCATCAGGGTTTTCACCAGACCTAACATAAATAATATTTCCATTGGTTAGGGTAATATTCATGTTGTTCACGTGCGCTTGCTTAACAAATTTAGCACCCTGATCTAACAAAGCATCCCAAGCAATCTGACGAGCCTGTCCAAGAGTAGGGGCAACATAAACCACAGAAGACCCTTTAGGAGCTTGTAGTGCTTTTGCCAACAACATCTTTATAGCAAGGTTACTCTTACCACACCGACGACCAGCAGCAATGACTTTAAATCGATGTTTGTCTTGCCAGACTTCCAACTGCCACGGTAAGAGTTTCCAGTTTACTTCCAATTTTGGGTTTCCCAATTCCAAGAATTATTTTTAGCTACATTTTCAAAGCAAGTAATAACTTGTAGGTTTGATGGGACATGAAGACCGCTTACGTTTTGACCGCGCATTGGTATTATATGATCTACCTGCCATTTTACACCAGTAGTGTTTTCCCTCAACTGTGCTAGTAAGTATGCTTCTTGCATTAACCATCGATCATCTTTTGTAATCCACTTAGGAGTTCTTTGCATCCTTGAAGAATAGCGTTCGGCAGTTCTTGAATTAACCTTACCCTTATTGTTTTTCTGATAACGGGACATCGTTTCTTTAATTTTTTGCTTATTCTTTTGAACATACGGTCTATAATACGACTCGTATATTTCAGCGTTTTTTTCTCTGATGCACGACATACAACTTCCATTTACAACAAGTCTTTTGTCGATGTGTCCGTGCTTACAGGGTATGCCGGTAAAGTAGTGAGTTTCTCCAGCCAGCATAGCTTCTTTTCGTTTACCTGCTACCATCTGATACCTCCACATCTATAACACTATCTTCTGCATCAGAACTACTTTGAACCTGTGTCATACCGCTAATGTTAATCACAATACCACCAGCATTTTGTCCTGCTTCGCCTTTGCTTTCAAAGTAACTAATTGGTAGCGAACGATCTAGACACATCTTTAATGCTGCCATCTGATTAGGATGACCATCTGTAAGCGCCATCTCAATCAAAGTCCTTAACATCCTATCGCCTTCAGAGACAAGCATCCTAGCGCATAGTTCTCTGGCTTTTTGATAGTCGCCAGCAGGACGACCAACCTTGCCTGGTTTTAACTTGGCTTGGATGTCTGCTTTCTTAGGCCTACCACCTTTTCTTTTTTGTAAGACAACCTGTCCAGGTTCAGAGACAGGACTGTTAGTCTTGACAGTAGAGACATCCTTGTTATCAGTAATCATTCTTTAAATTATCTTTCTATGACGAAAGGTTTTTAGTGAAGACATATTACTCTATATAGTTAGCACTGTCCCCTTAAAGTCTTATTACTTTAGTTAGTAATTATTAACTATCCGCTGATGGGACTGAAAGTCCATGATTCGAAGAATCATCTTCAATAACATCAACTCAGGTGTTCGATAACATCTTAAAACTGGTGCTGATCTATATCATGCCTCTTAATAGAGAATATGGTAGCACATTTTCACAGAAAAGTCAACATATTTTTACATGATATTGTAAATAAATTTATAGTGTGGTTTTAACACCACAGTCCTTCGCAATGCACATAGTCCATCGATGTTAGTGCTGGTGTTAGCGGTCTTCGCATAGCGCAGATTCCAATACCAGATCGTTATAGGCTATTATTGTTTATTATCAATAGTATAGCCTATCATAGCCTAGCGCTATTTATCCTTAATTAATACCACTTTTTTCTTTTTTGTATAGTTAGGTTGGTTCAACAATATTATCACAGCCATCACCACCCCTCCCCCCGTCTATGTTAGTTAGCACACACTTACATAGCTAGGTTAGTTTACATAATGTGGTGATAGTAAGCACACACTACTACATCTAGTACTGTTAGTAAGCATTCACTACTACATATAGTACTGGATAGTGTAGGGTAATGTTGGCATGAATGTTGCAGTGGGACCACTATAGACACCACTATTACACTTGCATCACCTAGCACAATCTATGCCAGTTAGCATCCACTAACATACGATATTGCCCTGGAATGGCTTGCCACTGTATCTAAGGGTTTTCCCTAGGGTATTCCTGACTATATCACTGTGGCATTGTATGTCATTGATTTTATAGCATTATCGAGTTTTATAGGCCTGGAATAATAACCCTACAATGTTTCAGGTATGCTTTTCTTACATATATATTATGAGAGGGTTAGTTTTATAGTGTTACCATTCTTAACAGTAGTAAAACCAATAAAGGAACTACCATGCACCAATACACCGTATACTATGTAGGAACCTCTAATAAAGTGACTGAGTACCCTATCATTGCAAAGTCACCCAAAGAGGCTAAGATGCTCGCTATAACTGCAGCAAAGCTGAGTCCGCTTATCATCGGCAGACTTACCGCAAAGAAGTACAATTAAACTTAACCACTAGGAGAATTACACCATGACTAACACAACCTACAACGGCTGGACCAACTACGCAACTTGGCGCGTCAATCTTGAGATGTTCGACGGATCAGATCAGTTCTGGTCTGCCGATAGTGCTAAAGAGTACGCGGAGGAGATCATCTATTCAACCACTAGCGAAGGTGTTGCGCGCGACTACGCTCTGGCGTTTCTGTCTGACGTTAACTGGTACGAGATTGCTGAACACTATCAAGAAACAGAGGAGGCCTAACCATGCACCACAATAAAAACAAGTTTTACCAAGACCCTATCGACGACTTCGTAGAGTCTGCCATGTCTCATCCGATATGGTCTGTGCTGTTCTGTCTGTTCTGTGCTATAGGCTTCTATGGCATAATCTGGTTGTTGCTGGCTGGTGGCATTATGTTAGGTCTTTAATCAATCTAGGAGAATTTACAAAATGAAAACGAGTGAACTACAAGGCAAGGCCCTTGACTGGGCGGTGGCGAAGTGCGAATTTCCCGAGCCTGATTATGAACCGCAGGACTGGCTTGTTTACATAACAGAAGATTGCATGGACGATGGCTGGGTGTTTAAACCCTCAACCGACTGGGTGCAAGGTGGGCCGATCATTGAGCGGGAAAGGATCGCCATTTGGTTTGAAAAGTACGATGACATTGACTCCGCTTTACCTGTATGGGCTGCTGTTCGCTTCAATGAGCAAGATTATTATGGGTCAACGCCTCTAATTGCCGCCATGCGGTGCTATGTCGCAAGCAAACTTGGAGATGAGGTCGAAGTGCCTGAAGAATTAATGTAATTTTACAATTAATCAATCAATGGAGAAAACTATGCTTATCGTTTTTAAACTTATGTCCTTAGTCGTATTCCTTATGTCTGCACTATCCCTAGTATTTATCAACGTCTACCCTGCATTCACGGCAGTACAGGCGATCATACTCAGTGCAGGCTTTGTCGTGTCATTGATTTATGGCATCATCGGCGCTGTACGCGCTAAATAAGCCTCTAACGCCTTGTCTATGCTTGCCTAGGGGTAGGTATAGGCAAGGCTATGGAAACCGCTCTAAGACGCTATAGGAGGCCTTACTGAGGATGTTATGGATAACTTTACTATATTACTACGCTTCACCGATGGATGGGACTATGAAATCACCAATATCGACACTCAGACGTTACGATGGCATGATCCTGCCAATAATCCAAGGCTAATCCTAGATGCATTATATGGTGATGGATCGCCTGTAGAGAATGCACTATTGGATCGAATGAACCAGGACCATAGTTTTAAAGCTGCGGTATGGGCCGAGTATGTCTCAGACAATGGTTTTAGAATACCGAAAGGGAAATGACAATGTACACTTTCAAGGGTAGACAAGTGATTGACATAGAAGTCGATGACATAGACACCAGGGACTATCCAGACTTCTGCGATGCGTTTATCACTAATGCACGATGGGGAGACACTGGTGAACTATTGACCGATGATGAACTAGACGCGATCAATGAGGATAAAGATTTAGTCTGGGATGCTGCACACAATACTATCTATGGGAGGGTTTAACTATGCATTGCTGCGCTTGCGATA